TCAAAGTAAATTTACTATCATGACTAGCGCTAAACATAAACGGACCTAGACCTAAGCCTTGTCCTTGCATGATTAGCATCATTGGCTTTGATAGTGTCACACCATCTGCATTTTCACTATCGAATCTGCCAACTACTTCTTCACCACCGGTGAGCTTTAATGATATAGTGTCACCAGTTTTGTATGGTGTTTCGATTAACATTATAATTTAAATCCTTTTAACATGTCATTATTTACGTCTTGTTTAATACCGCCTACAATATATGATTCTACTTCTGTCTCCTGCGGCGCTACTTGTAGTGTGTTTGAGCTTAACCAATGCTGTGTCCACGGTAGCGGATTTGTGTTAACTGGTGCATCGAAAATTGCATTGTATCCAAGTGCCTTGAGTCTGCGATTAGCAATGTATTCTACATACTGATGTAACAGCGTTTGATTAAGACCAATCATTGAGCCGTCCTTAAACAAATAGGTTGCCCATGCTTTTTCCTCGTCTACACATTCTCGCCACATATCATAAACTTCTTCTTCGCACTCTTTCGCGATGTCTACCATTTCTGGATCATCTTTGCCTTGAGCCCAAAGTTTTAAAATATGCGTAGTTAATGCAAGGTGCTGGGCCTCATCCCGTGCAATAAGACTAATAATCTTAGCACTTCCTTCCATGAGCTTTAATTCACCAAAACCAAAAGTACATGCGAAAGACACATAGAAACGCAAACCTTCTAAGATGTTTACATTCATCATTGCCAAGTAAAGTTTTTTCTTAACTTCATGCATAGACCCTTTCTTGTGATGGAACCAATTATCACTTGCTTCATTAAATGCATCGTAGTTTTTGGTAACTGATACTGCACGTTCAATAATTTTATCATCTTCGAGGATTGTGTCTAGCACTTCACTTGGATCGCTGTAGATATTTTTCATAATGTGCGTGTACGAGCGACTGTGAATAGTTTCAAAAAAGTCCCAAGTCACAATACAGCCTTCTAGCTCAGGAATACTAACATGAGGCAAGAAGCTAAGACATGGTCCGCGACCTTGTACACTATCTAGCAGAGTTTGATACTTTAGGTTAGCTGTAAAAATATGTTTTTGCTCTGGCCTAAAGTTTGCATAGTCTGCTCGATCTTTTTGCAAACTGACTTCTTCAGGTCTCCAAAAATAACCAAGCATAGTTTGGTTAAGTTTATCAAACACAGGAAACTTAAATACATCATAGCGCTGGGTATTTTGTTCAGCTCCAAAAAACATATTTTGTTTTGTGAAATCAACTTTCTCTTGATTAAAAACGGTTTTACTCATATTGCGCATGCCTCACACATTTCGTCTTCCTCTGGAAGATCTTCTAAAATTATATTTTCTTCGACTTTCGGTTCTTCATCTGTAATCTCAGACGGATCAACTTTGTAATCATAAGTGTTTTGATAGTAGCTTGTCTTCCAACCTAGCTTGTAGGTAGTTAACAAGTCTTGCATCATTACACTCATTGGTACTTCATTGTCCTGATACTGTATTGGATTATAACTCCAATTTGCAGAAATTGCTTGATCAAAAAACTTCTGCATAGCAGCAACAATCTTTATGTAACCCTCGTTACCTTTCATATCCCAAAGCAAAGTATAGTGTTGCTTTAGTGATTGATACTGTGGCACAATTTGCTTTAATGGCCCTTTTTTACTTTTCTTAACGCTTAAATATCCACGTGGCGGTTCGATGCCATTTGTTGCATTACACACTACACTTGAACTTTCACTTGGCATTTGAGCACTCAGTGTAGAATGCCGCAATCCCCATGTTGCAATATCTTCACGTAGTGCATCCCAATCGTGTCGTAGATCTACGCCGCCGATTGCTTCGTCGACGTCTTGTTTGTAAGTATCAATCGGAAGCACGTTATCTGCATATTTTGTGCGTTCGAAATATTCACACTGGCCACGTTCTTGTGCAAGTTTGTTTGATGCCTTAAGCAGATAGTACTGGAAACTTTCGGTAAGTTTGTGTACAAGCACTGCTGCTTCATTATCTTCATAACTAACTTTATTTTTTGCAAGGAAGTGGGCAAGCCCTACATAACCAATACCTAGTGAGCGACGTGCTTTAGTGGAAATTTCTGCTGCTTGTACTGGGTACTTTTGGTAATCAATAATCTGCTCCAAAGCTCTTACTGCAAGATCGCAAAGATCTTCAAGATCGTCTAGTTCTTTGATAAGCCCAACGTTTATAGCGCTTAAAATACAAAGTGCAATTTCGCCATCTTTATCATCGATATGATCTAAAGGTGTCGTAGGCAATGTAATCTCTTGACATAAGTTACTCATATAAACTTTGTCTTTAAAAGAACTATGTGTGTTTGCGTGATCTACATTCATAATGTAGATACGTCCGGTCTCAGCTCGTTCCTTAATTAACTCACTAAACAGTTCCATTGCAGGCACACGCTTTTTCGGAATAGAACGACTGTTCTCGTATTGCTGATAAAGTTCTTCAAACTCGTCAGGATCGCCAAAGTAAGCTTCGTAGAGCCCTGGAACATCATGTGGTGAAAATAATGTAATATCTTCTCCGTTCAGCAGCCTAGTGTACATTGTCCTGTTGAGTTGTATACTATAGTCCAATTTTCTTACACGACTGTCTTCTGTGCCTTTGTTGTTTTTCAAAACAAGTATATCTTCAATCTCTTGATGCCACAACGGGAAATGAACAGTAGCACTACCTCCTCGTACTCCGTTCTGTGTACAACATCGTACAGTAGATTCAAACTTTTTTAAGAACGGAACCACCCCAGTGTGCGCAACTTCGCCGCCGCGGATTTTACTGTTGACTCCACGAATTCTACCAGCATTAATCCCGATACCAGCACGTTGAGCGGTATAGCGGCCAATAGCCATATCACTAGAGAAAATGCTGTTGAGAGTGTCATCACTATCCACAAGCACACAGCTAGCAAATTGACGTATTGGCGTTCTAACCCCTGCCATAACGGGTGTAGGAATGTTAACTTTGAATAGAGAAATTGCATCATAGTACTTCTTTACATATTGTAAGCGCTCTGCTTTAGGATAATCAGCAAATAGTGTTGCTGCAATCATCATGTACATAAACTGTGGCGTTTCAAAAATTTCCCCAGAGGATCGATCCTGTACTAGGTACTTATCAACTACTTGTCTTAGTCCTGCATATGTAAAGTTTTCATCACGTTTGTGATGGATATAAGAATCTAATTTATCAATCTCTTCTTGACTGTACATTGACAAAATTTCGCGATCGTATACACCACGGAAAATATTTTTCTCAATGATTTGACTTAGTGTAATAGTTTGGTATCCGCCAAACACTTGCTTGTACAAGCCGTAAGATAGTAGTCGTGCTGCTGCATATTGATAGTTTGGAGTTTCAAGATTTATAAGATCGCTAGCGCTTCGTACAAGTACTTCTTGTATCTCTCCAGTCGACATACCGTTATAGAATTGTATGTTTGCATTCATTTCAATTTGACTACTACTGACACCAGCTAGTCCATTACATGCTTCTTCTACAACGAAGTGAATTTTGTCGATGTCGAGTGGTTCTCGAGAACCATCACGCTTGACAATCATTATATCTCGATTCATAACTGCTCCAAATTTTTATTATTATAGTAGGTATTCCGCCAAAAGTCAATATTATTTTGTTGGTATAATATGTATCTCGAATTGGCGTAGTGTTATAACACTGCTTAATGGGTTTTGTGAAATTATTTTATCAATTCTACAGAATATCTAAACTTACAACTTCCTAATAGATCGTTTTTTACGCCTAGTAAAATTGTTTCGTCTGAGCTATCACCGTTAACATCTGTAAGTGTTGCATTAAACAAGAAATCTAATTCTTTGTTTGCATCACCTTCGTAGTCGTAACTGTCACTTATCCTTACAGTATTAGATACTCCATTACAAGTAACACGAAGTTCACCCGATCTAGTGGCACTAAAGTCTAAACTGTTTAGATGATAGCGAATTTTAAACTGCTGTGCTTCAACACCTGTATCTGCAGGAAGTCTAAGTCTTGTTACATAGGTACTACTTGATCCTATTTGTCGTTCTATATAATACCTGCTGGTATGATTCACACTACCTTGAATCTCATTTATGTACGGGTAACCTACGTAGGTGTTATCACTGAGAATTTTTGATCTAGAAAAGTAATCATTTATGCTTGCATTACCTGCAATATCAAATCGCAAAACAGGATGTGCTGCTTCATAATCAGCGCCGTGATTATTTCCTACAAATTCAAACGTGTTTTCTTGGCTCACATTATCGTAACCAAACTTAAAATAAATTGCCTGCTGACTTACGTCCTTAAATGTAGAATTTTCAACTTTGTTTTGTATTGCTCCTGTTCTAATACCACTTGACGAGGACGAATCTAAAGTTGAAACTCCTACACCGAATCCTAGTCCAACGCCTAAGTCGTAAAAATTACAACTTTCCCAAAGATTAAATTCAGTATCCCAATCGCTGTATACAGCATAAGACAAGTGATCAAATTTACAATTAACAAATCTGTTGTTAGTGCTTTTTACACTGGCACTCAAATTGTTTAGAACAATTCCACTATTGGCAGATGTAATACCGTCTGTTGATGACCATGCACCTTTAAACTTTACATTTTCAAATATGCTATCTTTACAGCTATCCATTTGTAAAATTGTATTATTTTGCGTGGTTTCTAAATTACAATTACGGAATAACAAATGACTGCTTTGATTTGCTGTAGTGCTGGTACTGTGTGCAGCTGGTGATCCAGGGGTGCTGTCTTCGTTTACTGTAACAAAACAAACAGTTTGAGATCCTGTGTTTCTAATAACAGTGTTGTCTATACCCTCACCTACTATATTAACATGGGGTGGTAAGTATACAGTATTAGTGATAGTGTACACACCTGCAGGAAAATATAACACAACTCTGCTCTTTTCCGTGCCTTTAGTAGACGTGTTTAGATATAATTGGTCAACTGCGTTCTGTAACAATGTTGTTACATCTTGTGTGCTTGTGCCAGTCATACCAAAATCAGCAGCAGAAGCAAAATCATCTAATTTATTTTGCAACGTGCGTTTGGTATTGTCCGTTACGCCTGTTCTAATATAGCCTAGATCTGAATTGTATGAATACTCATTTGCTAATTGAAAGATATTTGACTCATTTGTTAATATCTGTGTGTTACCAACAGCTGGCGCACCTTCACTAACAGAACCATTACCTATAAAAAGCTCTTGAGTATCTACAGCCCAACCTAGCTCACCACTTGCTAATTGTGGTAAACCTGAACCTGAATTCTTTTTACCACGTCTTACTTGTATTTTACTGATCTGAACAACAGCCATTAGATTACCTCACCTATATAAGCTATTTATCAGCTTTTCCTAGTTTGCTAAAGGGTTATCCAAAGCTAATTGTAGTTTAGAGTTTAAGCGATTTTCGAGCTCATTGATTTTTCTATCTGTATCTGCATATAATTGATCTCGCTTAGTATCAAATCTTTGATCTGCAATATCAATCATTTCTCGCACATCTGCTTCGGAAGCATTTACACGATTTTCAATTCTATCTACTAGATCTTCCACTCTGCCTACATCATCTTTTAGATCATTACGTATGTCTCTTGCATAATCTGTAGCTTGCATTACAGCGTCTTCAGTAGCATCCATTTGTTCTGCAAGCACACTCATCTGTTGCTCTATTCCCGACAGGTCTGGTGCTACATACGATTGGATCATTTCTTTCATATCCATGTAATCATTATATACTGTAAAAGCGCCATATAAACCACCTACTACGCTAGAAGCAAGGGCAAATGCTGCCCCTGCTGTAACTGCTGTTACTTTAATACCAAGTATTTTAAATTCTTTATTTTTTAAATTCTCGATACTATCTTCTAGTTGTTCGAGGCCTTCTCCTAAATCTTTGTCAGCCACGTTTTTATCTCCTTAATCTAGGACTACTTTACCTTCTGCAAGTAGTCTTTCTCTGTTTTTCATGTGTTGTTCTTGTACGTCATCTTTGCTTTGACCATGATAAGGTACTGCATGACCTTCTTCAATCATATAAGCAGTTACACGTTTTTCGCCAATTAAAAAATCACCAAGAATACGTCCAAACTTGCCTTTCATATCTTCGCCGTTTTTTGCTACTTCGGTTTTTAAGACTTGATAAGAACCTTCAGGTAATAATTCTTTCAACCGTTCTTTACTTGCTAATCCAAATGCTTTTTCTGTTAAATCTCTAGTTCTTGATTCAGGAGTGTCTATTCCCATAATTCGAACTCGTTCGTCCGTTAGACATACGCCAAAACCTAGATCAATATCAACGTCAACTGTGTCGCCGTCAACTACTTTTAAAATTTTTGCTCTATATTGATACATACCCTCTCCTTTATTATATCAATTATATTGGCTTTGCACCATCTCCCTATGCTTTAGCTCTTGTGCTAGACCATTTCGTAAGCCCTGCCTACTGTCAGGAACATACAAATCTTCATACGGGTTTTCTGATACATATAACAAGCCATCTGGAACTGTTGCGTTATATGCACTAAACCCTGGGACATAACTCATAAGTGCAAGTATTTGTGCTTGCAAAGCCATTTGTGCTTCTGCATCTGCTGCCGCTGCTAAATCTTCAGCGAGACTTTTGAGTTTGTCCTTTACTAATTCTTTTACTTTTTCTCTTTTTGAATCATTACCTTCTTCATCTAATTCTTCAGTCATTTCTGATTCGTTATCGGTTGACTCTTCTACGGTTGCTTCTATAACAACTATAGGATCAGGCATTGTATTTTGTACAGGTAAAGCTGCAACTACAACTGTTGTTGAAGATTCTTGTTGCGGAGTATAATTTGGACACAACGGTGAATATTGTGGATCTGCATTACACATGCTGTTAAAGTATGCATCTTGGTAACCCGGACATGACATATCATACAGAGGATTCGCTGTGCATTGTGTTGTAAAAAGCTGTTCAGCAAAAGCTTCAGCATAGCCAGGACACGAAGGATCGGCAAGTGGATCTGTATAACAAGGATTTGCAGAATATATTAGGTTTAATGAAGATGCTCCAGTTGCAAATTCTGGGCCGTAATATCCTGCCCAATTGCCTGTATCGTCGCCAAAAGCAGATACTACTAAGTTTCCAAAGAAAGCAGGTTCAAGAAAAGGATCGCCAAAATATGTTGATCCCGAAAACGTTGTCCAATCGTATGAACCACTATAGTTGTATGTGTATTGTTTATATAAACTACCGTCAGCGTTATAGATGCTAACTGTAATGTAAAATGGATCAGTGCCAGGCTGATCACCAAAAAGATTAGCGTTACCGTTTTTAATGGTCCATGAATATCTATATCCGTCTACTTGTATTCCTGCTTCTTGCAGGGCTTGATTTATTGCTATAGTTTGCCTAACCACTCCGCCTCCCCAGCCCCAATAAAATGTGCCTCCGCCATAGTTAGGCACGCTGCCGCCACTAGTGCCTGCCCAGCAGTCAACGCCCGGAGTGCAAGCTGTATAAGACCCACTCCAAGTTCCTGTAAGAAGATTCTCTGTCTCAGATGATTGACTATTAGCCGCCGAGGAAACTAAAAGTGAGAAAAGCAAGGAAACCAAGTATAATGATTTCACCTGACTCAGGATTTCTCTTAGCATTAGGTTCTTCCTTATCAAACACGATAGCATTTGGTTCGTCTATATCAATCCACAAGTTTCTTGCATCTTCACCTATTTTTCCATCAATCGGACAAGGAGTTCCGGCATACCACATTGCTTGGAATACTCTTTCATCTTGACAAAGCGCTGATACAGCAGCTACCTTCATGCCCATGTCATAAAGTGTTTTAGATAGTTTTAATCTTTCACAATTCATGTCACGCACAGTGCTGCCAGCTGATAGTCCTAATATCTGCGTCTGCACAGCGCCCGACACACCTACTGTGCATAAATCGCTATTCGATGCACTTATTGCAGGCGAAATAGCACTAGGCGGCGGTGATGTAATGGTAGTATCTGATGTTGTAGTGGTTGTAACCGTACTTTCGGTTGTCGACTCTGTAACTATTGGATCTGTCTGTGAATGAGCTACTGATGCTGCACATACAAAACACAAAGCCACAAAATATTTAATAGCTTTATATGCCATATCATTCTCCCTATATATGACATACTATTTAGCGGATCAGTATTTTATGCAGTGTTTAGCTCATAGAATCGGTATACTCTGTCCCACCAAGCATTTTTCCATTCTTCAAACTCATCTGGCCAAATATCAAACTGTTGGTATTCTCCTGCTCGCGAGCACATAAAAATATGTCCTTCTTTTATATCAGTGCCATAAATTTCATTGTGTGCAATTGCATAAGCAGTTAATTGTAAAAAGTAGTCTTCAACCCATTCTACTTTCTTAGGCTTGTTTGTCTGTTTAAAGTCCATAATCGAGGGCTGGCCTTTGTAAGTACCCACAAGGTCAGTTGTGCCAGCATACAGATTAGGAACATACAGTGCTACTTCTGAGCCCCATATTTCATCTACATCAGTCAAAGCATTCATTTTAATTTCTGTTGCCATTGAGAATGCTTGCTGCGCATAAGGATTGCTGCCAGGGCTAGGCCATTCGCCATGCTCCACATAGTCCTCTAAATACTTGTGCATTCGAGTACCTACGCCTGCTGCTTCAGTAGTAATTTCTCTAGCTTTTGCTTCACCAACTCTTTTACGCCAAGCGATTAAATGAGTTTTGTCTTTTGTAGCATCTAAAATTGTTGTTACACTTGCTACTGCATTACCATCTGGTGTTAAGTATTTTCTTTGCCCGTTTACACTGGTTCTATCTATTGCTTTATAATCAAACTTGTTCTTTATTAGTGTCATCTATTTCGTCTTCGTCCCAATTATAAAAATCCATACTAGAATAAAATGGATCAACATTACTATTAGGATCGTCTTGTGCATCTACTTCTTTAATTTCTGGGATATAATGCATTAACATATTTTCAATGCCCATTTTAAGAGTCATAGTGCTGCCAGCACAGCCGCTACATGCACCGCCTAGCTCTAGCAAAAGTCTACCATCATTGAATTCTAAAAATTCAATATTGCCTCCGTGGCCAGCAACTGCCGGCTTGACTTTTTCTTCAATAAGAAGTTTAATCTCTGCTACAATATCGTCGTGGTTACGTTCAGTCATAATTCTATTATACGGTAAAATAATTAAAAGTCAACTAAAATTAGTCTTCTAGTTGTTTAGCTGCTGCTTGTGCTGCTGCTGGATCATCTTTTGCATCATAATCCTGCATGCGCTTTTCTTGATCAGCAGGCAAAGTCATTTGCTGATCTGTTTTCAATTCTATTCCGTCCTTATCAAATTGTTTAACAATTTTTTGAATTCGGTTGTCTTGATCGTATGCGTTGTTAAATGTATCAAAAGTAAACTGTTGCGCTCCTGCATTCGTCATTAAACGATTTAAATCTAAATTTATCACATTAGGCTTAGGATTTTTAATTCCATCAAAGTGAAGATACACAGGTTTTTCATCAGCATCGGCGTTGCCTTGCACAGTCACAAGAATTTGATAGAGTAGATCTGTATTTTCTCGCAGGATTTCTGCAAAGCGCATT